TGTACAATGCTGATACTGGACGCCTTCGTTCAGAGAACCAGCAGCTGTCGGCTCGTTTGTCTCAGTTGGAATCGTTGATTGCGTCTATGCCTACCGCCGCCCCGGAACCTACCGTTGCGGAGAAGCTGATCACTGACAAGGATGTTGAAGAGTACGGTGACTCTATCGAGGTTATGCGCCGGGTATCCCGTGAGGAAGCCGCCGCACAGCAGCGCAAGATCGCCGAACTTGAGAGTCTGGTCCGCCAGATGCAGACGAATGTCCTTCCACGTGTCGAGCAGGTAGCACAGAAGCAGGCGTATTCCGCTGAGCAGTTGTTCTGGACCGAGTTGTCTACACTTGTGCCTGATTGGCGTGATGTGAACGGCAATACCGAGTTCCACAACTGGTTGCTTGAGGTTGATCCTCTGTCGGGTACGACTCGCCAGTCGCATCTGGAAGCAGCGCAGCAAGCAATGGACGCGCGCCGTGTAGCAAACTTCTTCTCTACTTGGAAAGGATTTAACGGCCAAGCGATTGCTCAATCTACTCGGAACGCGTCAGCGTCCCAACTCGAAAAGCAAGTGGCTCCCGGCCGGAGCAGAGCAGGAAGCGCTCCTACGGACCAGTCAAATGCGAAGACGTATTCTCCTGCGGATATCACGAAGTTCTTTGATGATGTTCGTAAGGGTGTCTATCGGGGGAAGGAAGCCGAGCGTGACCGTATCGAGCGCGACATCTTTGCTGCACAGCGGGATGGTCGTATTGTCACTAATGGCTAAGGAGACTGCAAATGTCGTATCCCGTCGCTTCTGGACGGCCTAACTATTCCGGTAACTTTATTCCGGAGATCTGGTCGGGTAAGCTGATTAAGTAACATCGGTCAGCGAAATATCGGATCTGAATAACGGGGACCGCAAGGAACCCGATGCAAGCGCAAAAATCTCAGAGCACAGGCCCCGGAGGGATAATTGCTCAGCGAGAAATATCTAGCAGGGTTCATCGATGCCGATGGACACTTTTCCGTTAGGGCACGGTTGGGTGCTCGACCTGATCTTGAGTTCTCGGTAGCTCAAGCAGTCGAGTTTCAGGAACCATTGCTCGAACTCCAACAAGAGTTTGGCGGAACTATACGAGTTAGGCATGATGGGAAGCACGCAGAGTTACAAATGCGTGGAGCACCTGCTAGGAAAGTGTTTGAGCGCCTGAAGAAGTATCTTGTTTTGAAACAAGACCAAGCGGAACGATTCCTTGACCTTGTAGACCGTGGTGTTGTACTCAAGACAGAAGCCGATGTTAAAGCAATTCGTAAGCGTGTTAAGGAGATACGGGCTTATGGGGCGACCCGCCAGCCTAACTATCCTTCGCGCAAATGGATGGCTGGGTATGTAGACGGAGACGGTTGCTTTACCGTTAAAGTCTGTAAGAAAACAGGTTATGCGTATCCTAACCTTACTATTCTTGCAGCCCCGAACTATCTTGTCGGCATTACGTTGCTTCAGAAGGCATTCGGAGGGCGGATCACAGCTATAGGGCAAAACGCCGTGTGGACTGTGGCACTTAGCCAACCGAGCAAAATCGAGCAGGTATTAGGGCATTGCGCCCAGCACTTGCGGAGGAAGCAAGCTCAAGCTTACTTTTTGTTGGGGTGTGCAAAGGGTGGGAACCTCCGAGACGGAGACACCATTCACCGCACGATAAAAGCCCTAAACGCGCAGCAGCACAGACTGAGTGATCCGACCGCAGAGGTACATAAGCTCTTACAAAGCGTAAACTTCGACATTGAACGTCGGTGTTTAGGCCGTCCAGTAGGAGTTAGTGAAAGTAAACCTCGGCGGAAGCGACAGTCGGAACTCTAAATTATGGAGTATGCGAAAACTTTTATGACGCAACGGTCCTCGCTTCGATCAGCAACACTGACTACGAAGGCGAGATCAAGCGTCAGGGCGATACGGTCAACATCCGTACTCAGCCCAATATCACGATCCGCGACTATGTCAAGGGTCAGAACCTTGTCGTGGAGAACCCCGACAAGCCGAAGCTTCAGCTTGTCATCGACAAGGGCGAGTACTTCGCTTGCGTTGAGGACGACGTTGACCGCGTTCAGTCCGACATCAAGTTGATGGATATGTGGTCGAAGGATGCGTCTGAGCAGATGAAGATCAAGATCGACCAGCGCGTGCTGACCGATCTGCTGCCGGACATCTCCGCCGACAACAAGGGCGCGGCGGCTGGCCGTATCTCTAGTGCGTTCAACCTTGGTACGACGGGCGCTCCGCTCACCGTGACGAAGGACGGCGCGTCTTCCACCACGTCGGTCGTTGACCTGATCGTGGACATGGGTACGGTCCTTGACGAGGCGAACTGCCCCGAGGCTGGCCGCTTCCTGGTTATCCCGGCCCGTATGGCCGGTCTGATCAAGAAGTCGGAGCTGAAGGACGCTTCGCTGACGGGTGACGGCGTGTCCGTGGCTCGCAATGGCCGTCTGGGCATGATCGACCGGTTTACGCTGTATGTCAGCCACAACCTCAAGGTTACGTCTGGCACGAAGTTCCATGTGATCGCCGGTCATAAGATGGGCTTCACGTTCGCTTCGCAGATGACCGAGATGGAGTCGCTCCGCTCGGAAGTTACCTTCGGTAACATCATCCGTGGCCTTCAGGTGTACGGCTACAAGGTCGTGAAGCCTGAGGCGCTGCTTGAGTCCGTCGTTTCCTTCTCCTAAGTGAGGGCTGATCTATGGCTATTTATACTGAGAAGTCTGGCTTTGACTATCCGGCGCACAGCCACGCTCGCGTGAAGTACATGCAGGTGACGGTTGACTACGACAAGGTCGTTGCCGCTCGTGCCGCCGCTGGTGATACGGCTCTGGTTGCTGGCGATAGCCTTGCAGTTATCGACCTTGGCGCTAACTCGCTGCTTCTTGGCGGCGGCGCTGAGGTGACGGTGGCTTCATCGTCGGTTAGCTCGCCGGTCCTTGACTTCGGTTACACGGGCGCCACGGCCTCGCTGGTTAGCGATCTGGCTGCTGATGCCACGGGTGCCGAGTCGAACGGCCTCGCGGCTCCGGTGTATTTCTCTAGCGCTGAGACGCTGGATCTGCTGCTGAAGACGGCTCTGCCGACCGGTGCAGTGGTTCGCGTTTGGGCTCTGGTCGCGGACTGCGACTAATAGTAGGGGCTTCGGCCCCTACTTCCATATAGGAGGTTCGCATGTCTCGATATAAGGGTACGACGTACTCGCGTATGGTCGCGATTAACGCTGAAGTGGATAGCCTCACGATTGGCGGGACGGCTCTGACCGCTACGGCGGCTGAGCTTAACGCGGTTGCTGATTCATCGGCACGCTTGGTTTCGGCTACGGCTGCTACGTTGAGTGTCACGGCGGCTGCACACGATGGTAAGATTATCCTTCTTGACCGCGCTGCTGGTGTGACGGCGACATTGCCTGCGGCTACCGGATCTGGAGCTACGTTTCGTTTTGCCGTGAAGACGACTGTAACGAGCAACAACGACATTGTTAAGGTTGCTAACGCAACTGATGTGATGGCCGGGGCGCTCGTCGTAACCGATCAGGCCGATGGCTCGGCGGCGCTGTTTGCTACGGTTGCGGCTTCTGATACGATTACGATGAACGGCAGCACGACGGGTGGTCTTGTCGGCGGCCTCATTACGATCGTTGATGTTGCTTCCGGTAAGTTCTCTGTTACGGGGACTGTCGTTGGCAATGGTACTGAGGCTACGCCGTTTTCTGCTACGGTGTCCTAATAGTAGGGGCTTCGGCCCCTACTACTCCGTAGTCGATTTGGGGCTTACGTTACTATAAGTAACCCCGCTATGTGTATCCGGCTTTCGCTTATTGTGGTCCAGCCATATGTATGGTATTGTATCACTGTGGTCTAATATGCACACCTGTCGCTATCTTTTATTAGGGTAACTGCGAGGTTACATGGCTAGCAAACGCATACCATCACTTACTGCACTGTCAGGTGTGTCTGTTTCTGCAGACGACGCTATTATTGTATTTGATACATCAGCGGATGAGACAAAGAGAATTTCGTTCGCGGACCTGTCAGCTTCGGTTACTACAGCGCTTCCGTTTACCCCAGTGGGGTTTGTAAGTTCTACGACTATTCCAGATGCCATTACCGAGATTGTTACGGACTTATCCTCGTCTTCAGGCGCCGCACTAATTGGTACCACCCCCTCTGGTACTATTGCGGCTACTACTGTGCAAGACGCCATTATTGAGTTGGCCGCTGAGAAGCAGCCCATTGATGCTGCGCTTACTTCTATTTCAAGTCTATCTACGTCAGCCGATCAGCTAATATATACTACCGGATCTGATACGTACGCAACGTCTTCCTTGACAGCCGCTGGCAGAGCATTACTTGACGACGCTGACGCTGCAACGCAGAGAACTACTTTAGGGGTAGGTACTGGTGACAGCCCTCAGTTTACCGCTGTAAACATCGGCGCCGCCTCTGACACCACCATTAGCCGTGTCTCCGCTGGCGTCATCGCTGTAGAAGGCGACACAGTTGCCACCTTAGCGGCTGCTCAGACTTTAGCTAATAAGACTTTAAATTCCCCTGTTTTAGTTACCCCTACTTTGGGCACACCAGCTAGTGGCACACTGACAAATTGTACTGGTCTGCCATCTACAGGTATCCTGGACAACGCTATTACTGACAGTAAATTACGAGATTCTACAGCGCTTTCTGTTATTGGGCGTGCTGGCAATACATCTGGTGACCCGGCTGATATATCTGCTTCTACTGATGGGTATGTGCTGCGGCGATCTGGTACGACGCTTGGATTCGGACAGGTTT